TAGATACAGCAAACAACACATATCAGATTGCAACTCTACAAGCATATTTGGATTCGGGTGGTTTAACAACCAATTCAACTGCGGTTGCTCTGACTGCAAACTCAACTCTGGCTGTTACACTCACTGCTAACTCACTAACGCTTACAACTGCTCTAGTTGGAACCAGTGGTGGTACTGGTTTAGCAAGCTATACAGCAGAAGACATCTTAGTTGCTAATTCATCAAATGGATTCAGAAAACTTGGATTAGGCACTGATGGATTTGTTTTGCAATCCAACGGAACTGCTCTTGTTTATTCTACGCTTGATGGAGGAACGTTCTAATTGGAAGCTGAATTCGTTAATGCATATATTGCTAAACAAAAATCGTGGATTGAAGATTACGTAGCAAAAAATATACTTTTAGAAACCAGGTTACAGCTAGCTGAGGCAAAGATTGGTCAGCTAGCTGGGCTTTTAGAAGAATCCAACTCTCAAATAGAGAAGCTAAATAATAGGACAAAAAAGAAATCAGAAACACCTGATTCAACGTTCTAATTCAAATACAGCCCTAGATAGGGCTTTTGAGGGGCCATATGGCTAATAAATTTCAGACCAAACGTACGACTATATCTGGCCGTACGCCCAATACTACCAACTCTGGTAACACCCACTACATTGATGCTGGTGAGCTAGCGCTCAATCTTACCGATGGTAAGATGTTTTCGTCTAATGGATCCGTATACTTTGAAGTCGGTGCTAATGTACAAAACTTAAGCGTAACCGGAAATGCTACCATTAAAGCAATTATTGCTAACGGTAGTATTGGTTCAAATGGTAATATACTTGCTTCAAATGGCTCTGCAATTTATTGGGCAACTAGTGGAAATGCTGTATTCTCAAGATCCGTAACTACATATACAGCAAATGGGACAGCCAATAGTTTTGTAGTCACGGGTGGGTATATTGAAGAACAGTTGGACGTATATGTTAATGGTGTTAGATATAACTCAGCTGATTACTATGCAAATGATACTGTCAATGTTGGACTCATTGATACACCGGGTAGTGGTGATACGGTAGAACTGATATCGTATATTGGAGGATCTAGTGGCAGCGGTACTGTTACTCAGGTCAATACAGGTATTGGTTTATCAGGTGGTCCCATAACTAATACGGGTACGATACAGGTAATAGCTAACAACGGTATTATTGCTAACTCTACAGGTATATTTGCAAATGCTGGTACAGGTATTGTGGCCAATGCAACTGGCATTCATGTAAACTCTAGTTACATTGCTACCATATCGGCAAACAACTCATCCTTCCTTGGTGGAACTGCAGCTGCTTCGTTTGTTCAGAATACTGACTCGAGAACACTTTCTGGTAATTTAGTAATATCTGGTACATCTTTCACTCCTAGTGCAAATACAATCCTTCTTGGAAACTCAACACAGCGTTGGGTAGTATCAGCCAATACAATTGATGCTTCTGGAGTAATAACCGGTACCTCTGCTAATTTATCTACTAGCGTCAACTCAGCATCCCTGACAGTTGGCACTAGCTTTATAGCTAACTCAACTCAACTTACTCTGACTGGCATACCATTATCCGCAAATGGATCTACTGGAACAGCTGGCCAAGTCTTACATTCAAACGGGACTACGGGATCGCCATATTGGGCTGCTGATGATAACAGCGGTGGCGTTACTCAAGTCAGCACTGGCAACGGACTTTCTGGTGGACCAATCACGACAACTGGTACTATTGATGTTGTGGCTAACAGTGGCATTGTCGCAAATGCTACTGGTATTCATGTAAACTCGAGTTACATTGCTACCATATCAGCAAACAACACATCTTTCCTTGATGGAGTGGCAGCGGCATCATATGTTCAGAATACTGACTCGAGAACACTTTCTGGTAATTTAGTAATATCAGGAACAAGTTTTACACCATCATCAAATACAGTTCTATTAGGAAACACAACACAACGTTGGGTATTGAGTGCAAATACGGGATCATTTTCTGGTGCGGTATCAGGTATAACCACATTAGCAGCTGGTAACACTACTATTACAGGATTTGCTAACGTTTCTAGTACCATCCAAGGTGGATCTAGCTTAATTATTGCTGGTGCTCTTTCTGGTGTAACTACAGCAGATATGGGTAATACAACAATAACAGGTTTTGCTAATGTAACAAGTACAATTCAAGGTGGTTCTAGTTTAACTATTGCTGGGGCTGCATCTGGTATAACAACATTAGCAGCTGGTAACACCACTATAACAGGTTTTGCTAATGCATCTGTAAGTGTGAACTCGGCATTGCTAACTGTTGGTACATCATTTATTGCTAACACTACGGGTGTCTATCATACTGGATTGGTCAATGCTGCATCTATTAATATTGGTAGTAGTGGGTTCATTGCCAACTCAACTGCAATTGTTTTAGGAGAGCCAGTAACTGCTAACGGTACCACTGGAACTTCTGGTCAGGTACTTGCTTCGAATGGAACAGTAGGAACGCCCTATTGGACTACAGTAGCTGCTGGTGGTACTGTTACAGTTACAGATGACACTGCAACAAACGGAACAAGATATATAGCTTTTGCCAATCAGACATCAGGAAATCTTTCATCAGTATTTGTAGACTCCACAGGTTTAACATTCAATCCTTCAACAGGAACAGTAACAGCTGCTATATTTAGTGCTACATCTGATGAGAGATTAAAATCCGATATTCAAGCAGTGGTCAATCCAATTGAAAAAATTAAATCAATTAACGGCGTCAATTTCACATACAAAGCTTCCAACACAAGAAGTATGGGTGTTATAGCTCAGGAAGTTGAAAAGCAGATGCCTGAACTAGTTAATATGAATAGTGAAGGATACAGACAAGTCAACTACAATGGTATAATTGGTGTACTTGTTGAGGCTGTCAAACAGCAGCAGCAACAAATTACATATTTAAATAATCAAATTGACATATTACGGAGTGATAAATGACAACAAACGTTAACACAAGTGGTGTAGTCTTTAATGATGCTACCACGCAAAACACATCAAGTGCATTCGTATCAAGAACTTTTAGTGCTAATGCCACTTGGACACCCACAAAACCAGGACTGAAGGCTGTCAGGGTCACTTTGCTTGGTGGTGGTGGTAATGGAGGAACTGCTACAGGAAACACACAACCAGGAACACCAGGATCATTTACTCCGCAAGGCAAAGGTGGTGTTGTTAATCCAGCAGTTCCAGCAGTTCCCAGATCCGCTGCTGGTGGTTCTGGTGGAGGAGCAGGGTACAGCCAAGCCTGGATAAATGGAACGGTTGTCCCAGCGTCAGTAGCTCTTACTGTGGGTATTGTAGGAGGAACATCATCTTTTGGATCACTGGCAACAGCTACTGGTGGTGGGAACGGTACAGCTGCAACAGCTACTACAGGAGCCAATGCAACTCCCGGGGCTGGTGGTGCTGCGGGAACTGGCACAACTACAGCTAACGGAACTATAGACGTTCAATTTAGTGCAACTGGTACAGCTGGTGGTACTGGCAACGTATCGGGGGGAGCAGCTGCTGGCGTTAAAACCGGTGAAGCGGGAGCAGCTAGTAGTGGTGCAGCTACTGGATTAGGTAACGGTGGTGGTGGATCTACTGCAACTGGAGCTGGTGCGGTATCACCTGGTGGTGCAGGTACTAGAGGGTATGTTATTGTCGAGGAGTTTTACTAATGAAAAAGGCACTAATATCACCAATTGAACCAAGAAATGATTCAGAGGGAAATGAAGGATATCGAGTAGCCTTCGTATGTGAAGAAGAATTTGATGTTGCTTCTCCTCTATTTTGGGTGGATTGTCCTGACTCCTGTGTTCAAGATACGTGGGTTTATGTTAATGGACAGCTATTAGATATGACACCACCTCCGGAGGTAGATGTTGCAGAGGTTGCAGAGGTTGCAGAGGAAGATCCAAATACAGTAATAGATACACTCATAGTATTATAAAGGAATATTTTGATATGGAATTAAATAATGAGGTTGTTGATGAAGTGGAAGAAGATTTGTATTGTTTTTATAACGATATTCTTAATACGAAGGCCTGTGATATAATAATTAAAACCTATACACAGCAAGGAATTGATAGGCTTGATCCTTTCATAGGCTTCGATACAATAGACAAGAGTGTTAGAAATGTTGAACGAGTGGATTTACCAACCTACAAAGATATTGGGGGTAGATTAGCTGCGGTTGGGCTCAGTGCCAATTTTAACAGATGGAAGTTTGACGTTAATCATTCCAGTCAAGCTGAGTTTTTAATATATCCTTCTGGTGGTAAGTACACATCCCACATTGACACTTTCTTATCACCGGATAGAGTATGTCGTAAGCTGACTGTGTTGGCATTTTTAAACGATGATTTTGAAGGTGGTAGGTTTTACTTAAATATTGGCAGCAATAGATTATACCCACCGCAAACACCGGGAACGGTTATTGTATTCCCTTCATTCCTACCACACGGCGTGGAGGAAATAGTGTCAGGAGTGAGATACTCGGTGGTATGCTGGATGGATGGACCATGGTTTAAGTAACAAGTATATAAAACAATTTATAAAAAGGTAGCAAATGAGATCAACAATGTACAACGCTTTTGGATATACAATTCAAAAGGATAATCATGATAAGGGTCATGTAGAGGAAGTAAATGTTGCTACACCCTTTAACAAGAATGTTACTATTGATACTTTAGATATATATTCAAAACATAATATTAGATTGGTCACCAGTGGAAATATATCAGTACTTCATACTAATACTGGAAGAGTATCTAGTCAAGGCCCTGGGTGGAACAATCTAGACGATCTAGAGCCCGTCGGAAAATACATATCAACTATGATTGCGGACACAGAGATTTTTTTTATATTTTTTGATGTTAATATGGTTCCCATTGTTCCGGATGTGGATATTGTACACATCCCTGCAAACAGTACTAAAACGTTTCTACAAGGACAGAGAATATTCCTAGCAGCTGGTACATTTACATACAGTGGTGTGGAGGTATTGGGTCCAAGAGCAGTTACATTTGGTTCTAATAAAGAAGTTACAGCTACAAGTGATTGTTTTATGTTTAATTTTAAATAGATGATATGGAAACTCAAAAAATCCACAGAGCGTTTGGTTATATTATATTTCAGAATGATGTTGAGTCAGGTACCACAAGTAAAGAGCATGGCATAGTTAACTCAAATCTGTACAGAGTAGATGGTCCCTACAATCCACACCTAACCAAAGAATACTATAAGGGTTTAGAACACTATAACCACGTTTGGGTGTATACAAACGGAAGAATTCAAGTAGATAACCTGGATAATGGTACTTTTTTTGAATGTGGTCCGGGTTACTGTACTCTTGAAGATCCTCATCCTGTAGGCAATTTTAGAGTTAATTTCTTAGAACCCACAACTTTTTTCTGTTTAGGACCCGAGGCAAATTTAGATAAAACACCTATCATGCCAGAGGTATCCTTTTTTAAACTTGAGGCAGGAAATTCAGTTAAGATGTCTAACTGTAATCTGTTCTTTTGTGGTGGCAAAATGCAAGTAAATGATTTAGTGGTCAACAAACCATCTCAATTAAAGATTCAAGAGGAAAAAGAGTTTTACGCAATTGATACTGTATATGGGCTGATATTTCATTAGCATAAATACTCCACCACACAAGGAGTAAACAATGGCCGTTCCAACAACCAGAGCACAATTTAAAGAATATTGTCTTAGAAAACTGGGCAAACCAGTAATTGAGATCAACGTTGATGATGATCAGGTGGAAGACCGCATTGATGAGTCTCTTAAATATTACTACGACTATCATTTTGATGGGTCGGAAAGAATTTACTACAAGCACACTATCACTTCAACTGATGTAACAAACAAGTACATCACGCTTCCAGAAAACATTATTGGTGCTGTTAGGATCTTTAATCTTGGTGATCCTATGGTAAGCAATAACTTGTTTGATATTAGATATCAGATTGCTCTAAATGATCTGTATACTCTTACTTCCGTATCAATGGTTCCCTACTATATGGCCTTCCAGCACATCCAGTTGATGGAACAACTGCTAGTTGGCCAACAGCCAATTAGGTATAATAGACACACAAACAAACTTTTTGTTGATATGGATTGGGAGCATAAAGCAAAGGTTGGTTTTTTTCTTGTTGTTGAGGCTTATGAGATTGTTGATCCAGAAACGTATTCTGATGCTTGGGGAGATAGATGGCTTCAGGAGTACTGCACAGAGAAAATTAAATATCAGTGGGGCACCAACCTAAGTAAGTTTAACGGAATGCAGCTTCCTGGTGGAGTCACTTTTAACGGACAAAACATTAAACAAGAGGCAGATGCTACTATTGATAAGCTGGAAAAGGAAATGATTACTTCTTATTCCTTGCCAGTAATGGACATGGTTGGGTGATATAATACATGGCCACATCACTATATTTTAATAATTTTGGTGCTAGCCAAGAACAGCTACTAATTGAAAATTTAGTAGTTGAGTCCATTAAGATGTACGGACATGATCTTTACTACCTTCCAAGAACACTAGTTAATAGTGATGCCATCTATGGTGAAGAGACTTATTCAACGTTTGATTCCCAGTACTATGTTGAAATGTATATTAAGAATGTGGATGGGTTTGCTGGTCAGGGAGATTTCCTATCTAAATTCAACCTTGAGATTAGAGACCAAGTAACATTCACAGTTGCCAGACGTGTGTTTTCAGAAGAAGTTGGTGCACAAACTTCGTTTGTTAGACCGCGTGAGGGTGATCTTATATACTTCCCTCTTAACAGAAAGCTATTTGAAATAAAATTTGTTGAGCATGAAGCAATCTTTTATCAACTAGGTGCTTTACAGACCTTTGACGTAGTATGTGAGTTGTTTGAATACAATAATGAAATATTTAATACTGGTATTACAGAGATTGATGAAAAACAAGAGTATATCACTTTCAACATGGTGGACTTTGGTATCCAGCTTGAGAGTGGTTTGGCCCTTACAGATGAGGAAGGATTTGATCTGATTCAAGAACAGTTTGACCTTGAGACGCAAGATCCTATTTCTGATAATTTTGATATCCAGTCTGAGTCTGATGATATATTAAACTTCACAGAAATAGATCCATTCAGTGAGGGAGCTTACTAATGTTTGGTCAAGTTTTTTATCACGACACAATCCGTAAATACGTTATTCTTTTTGGAACGTTGTTTAATGATGTCTACATTAATAAGGGTGATGGAACAAATACTACTCAGACAATAAAAGTACCTATTTCGTATGGTCCTAAGCAAAAATTCTTAACGCGACTTGAACAGGATCCTAATCTTACCAAGCCTGTAGCAATTCAGTTACCTAGAATGGGTTTTGAGTTATTAGATATTAGTTATGCTGCGGAAAGAAAGCTACCAACAATTAATAGGATTTCGGTAGTAAACGCAAGCAACCCAAACAAACTTACTTACCAGTACATGCCTGTTCCGTATGATCTAAATTTTGATCTTCACATTATGGTAAAGCAAGCAAGAGACGGTACAAGGATTCTTGAGCAGATTCTTCCTTTCTTTACACCAGAATGGACAGCAACATTAAATCTTGATTCCACTATGCAGCACAAATATGATGTACCTGTAATTCTAAACTCAGTTAAATCAGAAGATACATATACTGGTAACTTTTTAGAGAGAAGAGCTATTACATGGACTCTATCCTTTACCATGAAGGGTTATATTTTTGGTCCTACAAGGTCTCAGAAAATCATCAAGAACACAGGTATCAATCTGTACAATGTTGCAACAGATGTTAATATTGATAATGCAGTTGGAAACACACAGATTTATGATACTATAACAACTATACCGACGGTCGCTGGTAAGACTCTTGCTCAAGTGGAAGCGGATGATGACTATGTAATTACACAAACAATTGAGCAATTCTATGATCAATGATACTATTGGAAATGCTTTGGATCTAACTCCTATTCAGGAAGTACTACCCAAAGCCAAGAGAGAATCTATTGACGCTGTTACAGATTATCAATATGCACGTGGTAATATGCTTAACATTCTTGAGAAGGGTAATCAGGCACTAGATGGAATGCTAGATGTTGCAGACCAGTCTCAGCATCCTAGAGCGTATGAAGTTGTAGCAACTCTTATCAAGACTCTTGCTGATACTAACAAGGATCTAATAGAACTAGCTAAAAAGACTAAAGAACTTGAAAAGATGGATGGGATCACTGCACCTCAAACTATTAACAACAACTTGTTTGTTGGATCCACAGTTGAACTTCAAAAATTATTAAAACAATCTAATGAACAAAAGTGAGATATACCTAGGCAATAGAAATCTTAAACGTGCTGATGTACCAATTGAATTTACTAAAGAACAGATTCAAGAGTATGTGAAGTGTGCAAGGGATCAGTTGTATTTCATTGAAAACTATGTTAAAATTGTTAACGTTGACAGGGGTTTGATATCTTTCAATCCGTATGAATACCAAAAAGACATTGTAAGGCTATTTGAAAGAGAGCGTTTTGTTATATGCAAGATGCCACGTCAGGTTGGTAAGACCACCATTGTTGTAGGTATCATATTGCATGCTGCTTTGTTTAACGAGAACTACCGTATTGCTATTCTTGCTAACAAAGAGAAACAAGCACACGAGATCTTATCCAGAATTCAGCTAGCTTATGAACATCTTCCTAAGTGGCTACAGCAAGGTGTCATTGAATGGAATAAAGGTAGTATTGAACTAGAGAATGGATCTAAGATCCAAGCAGAACCAACAGGATCTTCAGCAATTCGTGGTACGTCTCAGAATCTTGTATATCTGGATGAGTTTGCTTTTGTACCTAATAATATACAAGAGAGTTTCTTTTCTTCTGTTTACCCAACAATTTCATCTGGTACTACAACAAAGGTATTGATCACATCAACTCCTAATGGATTAAATTTATTCTACAAATTATGGATTGATAGTGAGAACGATCGTAACTCGTATAAAAGAATTGATGTTCATTGGTCAGATGTGCCAGGTAGAGATGAAGCTTGGAAATTAGAGACTATTAGGAATACGTCTAAAGATCAGTTTAGACAAGAGTTTGAGTGTGAGTTTCTTGGTTCGTCAAACACTCTTATCTCACCAGAGGTGTTGAGGAGGTTGGTATTTCATCCTCCAATACATCAGAATGAATTCCTTAAAGTATATTCTGAACCTCTACAAGGTAGATTATACATCATGTCGGTGGATGTGTCAAGAGGTTTAGGTGGAGATTATTCAGCTTTTATTATATGGGATATAACAGAAGCACCATACAAGACAGTGGCTTGCTATAAAAACAATAACATATCACCGTTAATGTTTCCGGAAGTAATATATTCAGCGTGCAAAAGATATAATTATTGCTATGCTTTGATAGAAACAAATGATCTTGGCCAGCAAGTTGCTGATATCCTTCATGAAGAGCTTGAGTATGAAAACATTATCTATACTCAAAAGACTACAAAGGGTGCAGTGGAAATATCGCAGGGATTTAGAGCTGGAGCAGTTAAGGGGGTAAGAACTACCAAAGCAACTAAGAAAGTTGGTTGCAATAACTTCAAAGCATTAGTAGAGAATGATAAAGTTGAGTTAGCAGATATAGATCTTATATCTGAGCTGTATAGATTTGTAAGTAATGGCACTACGTATGAAGCTGAAGATGGTAATGATGACTTAGCTATGTGTGGAGTATTGTTTGGTTGGATGATGACGCAGAACTTTATTAAAGAGATCACTAACCTAGATATACGTCAGCGAATATTACTACAGCAGCAAAATGCAATAAATGATGAACTTCTTCCTTTTGGCATAATAGAGGATGGTCATCCAGAATTAGAGGAGCTTCCTTTAACTAAGGATCTGCTCCAACAGATGCTTTTTCCTAATGAAAAAACAAAAGAATACATGGAAAAGCTTCAAGAATATGCCGCAGATAAACAATATTATAAATAGAAAGAAACTCTAGTCTTTAGGAGAACAAAATGGCATTTCAAGTTAGTCCTGGCGTAAACGTTTCTGAAATTGACTTAACCACAGTCGTACCTGCCGTATCTACATCGGTTGGTGCTGTTGCTGGTGTCTTTAAATGGGGACCTGTAGGTACAAGAACCCTAGTTAGTTCAGAAATTGAATTGGTATCCAAGTTTGGTAAACCAACAAATCATAATCCCGAAACATTCTTCACTGCTGCAAACTTCTTAGCATACGGTAATGCTTTGTATGTAACAAGAGCTGCTAACACCACCAATTTTGCAAATGGTGTAATTAGTGCTCTAGCAAACACTGGTTCTGTAACAAATGCTCAGGTTTACACTGTCAAGAATGAAGATGTATATGATCAAATAACATTTGATGATACGGATGTTCTTTATGTAGCTCGTTGTCCAGGTGATCTTGGTAATTCGCTGAAGATCTCTGTTTGTGATAGCGTAAATGCTTATAGCAGATCAATTGATATTCAAAACGCAGATGCTAATCTTGCTTCCGGTACCGTAGCTGCTACTATTGGATCTAATACTATTACTTTTGCTGTTGCTAACAGTGCAACTGGTACATTGGCAGAAGCTAATACTAGAATGGTTAATGTTCTTGCTTTATTGCAGGTAAACGATGTTCTTGAAGTTGGCAACTCTTCAATTGGTAAGCAGTATGTAAAAATTACTGGTCTTCCTGCTACTATGGGAACAAATGGCTCATTTACTAATGCAACGTCAAGATTCTTTACTGCAAACGTTGATAATGTTTACCAGCTTTCAACAAATTTCTCAAGCAATACGTTCTCCAAGTACTGGGAATATTTCAATGTGGTTGATGCAGCTCCTGGTATTTCTGATTATCAAGCTTCGCAAGGTAATACTGCAGCTGTAGATGAAATTCACGTTGTGGTTGTTGATGAAGACGGTAAATTTTCAGGTGTTCCTGGAACAATCCTTGAAGCATATAAAAGTCTTTCACGTGCTACAGATGCAAAAACAACAGATGGAACAGCCAACTTCTACAAAACTGTTATTAATGAAAGCAGCCAGTATGTCTGGTGGGCAAATCACAGATCAACAGCTCCTGCAAACACAGCATTAAATATTGCATCCGTAAATACCGCTCCTCTTTACCTATCTTTTGCTTTGGGTCAAGATGGTGATGGAGAAGGAGATGTATCTTTAGGTACAGTTCTTGCAGGGTATGATCTGTATGAATCTGCTGAAGATGTTGACGTTTCATTAGTACTTGCTGGAAAATCAAGAGGTGGTACTAATGGTGAGCAGATTGCTAACTATCTTGTAGATAACATTGCTGAGACACGTAAAGACTGTATCGTACTTGCTTCCCCAGATAAAGCAGATGTTGTTAATAACTCTGCTCAAGATGAAGCTCAGGATACTGTAGACTTTAGAAATTCATGTCGTTCGTCTTCGTATCTGGTCATTGATTCCGGATACAAGTATCAATACGACAAATACAACGACCTATTCCGCTATGTTCCACTAAATGGTGACATTGCTGGTCTATGTGTACGTACAGATTCTACAAGAGATCCATGGTTCTCTCCTGCTGGATTCAATAGAGGTCAGATTAAGAACGTTGTTAAACTAGCTTACAATCCGGATAAAGCAGATCGTGATCTGTTATACAAGAATGGTATTAACCCAGTTGCAACATTCCCAGGTCAGGGCACCGTTCTATTTGGTGACAAGACAGCTCTAGCTAAACCAAGTGCGTTTGATCGTATCAACGTTCGTAGACTGTTTATCGTCCTAGAAAAAGCAATTTCTACTGCAGCTAAGTTCTCTCTATTTGAATTCAACGATGAGTTTACCAGAGCCCAGTTTGTAGCTTTGGTCGAACCATTCCTAAGAGATGTTCAGGGCCGCAGAGGTATCTATGACTACAGAATCGTGTGTGATACATCAAATAATACTGGCGAAGTAGTTGACAGGAATGAATTTGTAGGAGATATATACGTTAAGCCAGCCAAATCGATTAACTTCATTCAGCTCAACTTTGTTGCAGTAAGAACAGGTGTTGCGTTTGACGAAGTAGTCGGTAAGTTTTAATTAAGGAGAATAGTAAATGGCTTTCAGTATTAATTCCTTTAAATCGCTAGTAAGCACTACCGATTTTGCAAGACCAGCTCTATTCCAGGTGTTTATTTCTACACCTGGAGGAGTAACTCCACTGATTCCTTTCAGCCCGTTCTTAGTTCGTTCTGCTAGCTTACCAGCTTCTCAAGTTGGTCAGATCTCTATTCCTTACGGTGGTAGAACAATTAAGATTGCAGGTGAGAGACAATATGGTGATTGGTCGACTACTGTTATGAATGATGAAGGTTTTATTGTTCGTAACGCAATGGAAACTTGGATTGATATTATCAACCAAAGAACAACAAACTTCAGAGCGTTTCCTAACGAGTACAAAGTTGACCTTACAGTTGCTCAGTACTCCAAAAAAGGTCCTCCATTGAAACTTGTTAAGCTGGTAGGATGCTTTCCTACAGCAATTAGTGATATCGCTCTTGATTGGTCCTCTGCTGATGCAATTGAAGAATTTAGTATTACATGGTCTTACGACTACTGGGAATGAAGTGAGAGGGGCTGAAAGGCCCCTCTTCTAACAAGAGGATAATATGGCCAGTTTGTTTGGATTTGAGTTTAAAAAGCGTATACCTGAAGAAGAACCAGCATCATTTGCACCTCCGGTTAACGATGATGGTGCTGTAACTGTAGCTGCTGGTGGGTCATACGGTACGTTTGTAGATTTAGAGGGCACTGCTAGAACTGAAGCAGAGCTTGTTACTAGATATAGAGATATGTCTATTGTAGCTGATGTAGAACGAGCTGTAGATGAAATTGTTAATGAGTGTATAGTATCAGAGATCAAAGATCAGATTGTGCAAATCAATTTAGATAAACTTCAGTATCCAGATAACATAAAACAGATTATAGCTACAGAGTTTGAAAATATTAAAAGCCTGTTAAATTTTGAAAACCAGGCATATGAGATTTTCAGAAGGTGGTATGTTGATGGTAGACTTTATTACCATGTGATCATTGATGATAACAACCCAAGATTGGGTATCAAGGAGATCAGAAACATAGATCCACGAAAGATTAGAAAGGTCCGTGAGCAGAAGAAGAAACGTGATCCCAAATCAAGTGCAATGATTATTCAGAATCAAAAAGAATATTTCATGTACAATGAGAAAGGATATAATGCTCAGGGTATTGGTAGTGGTCATGCAGCTTATTCTGCAAGTGGCGTTAAAATTGCAAAGGACTCAATTGTACATTGTGTGTCTGGTTTAATGGATACAAATGGAACAATGGTCCTTTCTTATTTGCATAAAGCCATTAAACCACTCAATCAGCTAAGAGTACTTGAAGATGCAACTGTAATTTACAGAATCTCAAGAGCACCTGAAAGAAGAATATTTTATATTGACGTTGGCAATCTACCGAAGATGAAAGCCGAACAGTATCTTCGAGATATGATGGTCCGTCACAAAAACAGGCTAGTTTACGACGCATCAACCGGTGAAGTGAGAGATGATAGAAAATTCATGACAATGATGGAAGATTATTGGCTTCCTCGTCGTGAAGGTGGTAAAGGGACAGAGATTACAACTCTACCAGCTGGTGAAAACCTTGGTAAGATGGAAGATGTTGAATACTTTCAAAAGAAACTATTTCAATCTCTCAATGTTCCAGTTACAAGGTTGCAGACAGACCAGATTTATTCAATTGGCAAAGCCACTGAGATAACTCGAGATGAAGTAAAGTTTAGTAAGTTTATTAATAGACTGAGAAACCGGTTCTCTGCTATCTTTCTTAAGTGTCTTGAAAAACAACTTGTACTCAAAGGTGTTGTTACTACAGAAGACTGGAAGGTATTATCTCAGTCAATTAATTTTGATTTTGCTAGTGATGAATACTATCAAGAACTAAAAGATACAGAGATGTATATGTCAAGAGTAAATGCTGCTAATGGCCTTGCTCCGTACATTGGTAAATACTATTCTCATGCATGGGTTAGAAAGAATATATTCAAACAATCCATTGAAGATATGAACGAACAGGATGGTGGAATTGTTGGAGAGTATAAAAATCAAGTACTTTACCCACCAGCACCTGAACAACCGCAACAATAAATACAGGAGATATGATGGAAGTCGATACACCACAATATGAATTGAGCGATCTAGTAAGATATTCTTATGATGATCAGCCTGCTAAAGTGCAGGATGTATTTAATGAGTTAATGATGGGTAGGATGTATGATGCCATCCAACAAAAGAAGGTCGATGTGGCTCAGAACTTCTTTGGTCAGCAACAAGCTGATGCAGAGGACTATGATGACAGCGATCAACACCAAGAAGAGGAAGACGATGGCCAAGACGCTTAAGGGCATTTTAGAAGTATACGCTCCTAGATCCAAGGATGAGAAGCGTTTCAAAGATAAGCACGTTGTTGCTAGAAGCAAGCTAGACCAACCATCGGAAGACGATGCTGTCTTCAATGCAACCAATATAAAACCAATTGACAGAGAAAAGACAAAGCACGGATATAATCCAAACAAGGATGAGTCCGTATATGAGTCAGTTCACTCTATGGCTCTTCATGTTAAACCAGTAAAAGTAAATGGTAAAACAAAATACAAAGTGCATGCAGTTGGAAGTCATTTAGAAGACGGTATTAAAGTAGGTGAGCATCTATCGGATACTCAACTTGATGATGCCTCTGAAATGGGTGCTAAGATTAAACATCTTAAGGAAGATACTTTGGATGAAAAGCATTTAACTCCAGCTGAAATGAAAAAACGTGAACAAATTGCAAAGGCTATCAAGCGTGAGAATCCCAATATGCCAATGAGCAAGAAGATGGCTATTGCTACAGCTAGTGCTAAAAAAGTCGCAGAAGGCTTTGACGATGAGGATGTTGAACTACTTAATATTATTTACAATTCACTTACAGACGACAATAAAGCTATTCTAGAAGACATCGTGGAAAATAATCCTGATGAGTTACTAGAATTTTTAGATCATTTAGAGGTGCAGAATGGCTAGAATATTATCAAATCAATTAGGTGGTAAATATGTTGTGCTTTGCACAGCTAACGACAACATCCAAGTGTCTGCTGCAAATACAAATGCTAGTGAGACAGTTAATGGATTAACTATTAATCAGATCTGGACTGGACTTGATGGCGGATACTGGAAACTAGCACGTGGGTCAAACACTATCCTCATTACCAATGCTTCTGATTATCAGGACTTTGCTGGTAGTGGAGCTGCTATTCAGTTAGACCCTGCTGCTAACGTTGTAGTTACTTGTACATCAGCAAACTGTAGCATGATTATTGACTTCCAGAAGCAGTCAACATTTACAAGTTCGTACTAAGAGGACAGAATGAAACTAATTAGCGAAGTATATGAAGGAGTCAAATTCCTCGTTGAAGAAAAAGAAGGAAAGAAAAACTTTTTCATTGAAGGTATTTTCATGGTTGCTGAACAAGGCAACAAGAATAAAAGAATATACAAATCTCATATTCTAGAGCGTGAAGTACAAAGATACAACAAAGAGTATATCAAAGAGAATAGAGCCTTTGGTGAACTTGGCCACCCACAGGGTCCAACTATCAACCTAGAACGTGTTTCTCATAAGATCTCTAGCCTAGTTAGAGAGGGTAACAACTTCGTAGGTAGAGCAAAGATTATGGATACTCCTTACGGAAATATTGTCAAGAACCTTATGCAAGAAGATTGCTGTCTTGGTGTTTCTTCAAGAGGAATGGGTTCATTAAAGATGAATAATGAAGGACTAAACGAAGTTCAAGATGACTTCTATCTAGCAACGGCTGCTGATATTGTTGCTGATCCTTCCGCTCCTGGTGCATTCGTAAGAGGCATAATGGAGGGTGTTGAATGGGTGTGGGATAATGGAGTTTTGAAACCTCATCAACTAGAGGAAATGAAAAAAACCATTCAAAAAACATCAAGAAGAAACCTTGAAGAAGCAAAAATTAAGGTTTTCAAACAGTTTATTAAATCACTGTAAAATTCAATAATATAAATAATAAAGATACTTTAAGGAGTAAACAAAATGGCAACAAGACAACAACTAGATGAATTGCAAGTAGGTGGTGGTGCTACTGGAGTCTCTATGGTTCCAGATGCAGGCACAAAGAAAACCATGCTACCTAATTCCAAGTCCCAGGGTGATATGGCATCGCAGAAGCTAGCTAGTGATGAGCAGGAAACAAATCCTGAGAACAACACATCACCAACTGGTGATATGTCAGCACAAAACAAAGCGACCATTGCTACCAAAGAACACCTAGAAGCAATGTTTAATGGTGAAGATCTTTCTGAAGATTTCAGAGAGAAGGCCGCTACTATTTTTGAAGCTGCTATTGAAGCTCGTATTGCTGATGAAGTTCAATCTCTAGAAGAGCACTACACCCAACAATTAGAAGAAGCTATTTCTGAAGTAGCTAGCGAACTAACTGCAAAGCTAGATGACTACCTTGACTATTGCGTTGAGCAGTGGATGAAGGAAAATGAAGTTGCTATTGAGCATTCACTCAAGTCAGAAATTACAGAAGATTTCATGGATGGTCTCAAAGATCTATTTGCAGAGAACTACATTGAAATCCCAGAAGACAAACTTGATGTTCTAGAGCAATTGGCTGCTAAAGTTGAAGAACTAGAAAACAAGTTGAATGATTCTATCTCCGAAAACATTGAAATGATGAAATCACTAGATGGCTACACTCAGCAGGAAGTATTTTATTCTGTTGCTGAAGGATTGGCCATGACACAAGTTGAAAAACTGCGTCAACTAGCTGAAGGCATCACATTCGAAGATCCACAAACCTATCAGAAGAAACTATTGCTTGTTAAGGAAAACTATTTCCCAACACAATCAAATGCAACTGCGCAATACGTTGCAGAAGAAGATGAAGCAATTGGTAACAACGATCTTTCTGAAGAAACAAAAGTTTCTTTCCAGGATCCATCGGTAAAGCGTTACTTTTCTGCAATCTCGCGCACCTCTAAGTAATAAATATAAAAAGAATATTATCAACCCTGTAAGGAGAAGTACAAATGATGTTAGCTGAAGATCTACAAGCAAAATGGGACCCAATCCTGGCTCATCCAGATTTGTCCCCAATCAAAGATATGCATCGCAGAAGCGTTACTGCTGTTGTTCTCGAGAACACAGAAAGAGCTCTCCGTGAAGCAAATCAATATATTCCACAAACACTTACTGAAGCTCCAACAAACGTAACTGGTGCTGACATCGATACTTTCGATCCAGTTCTGATCTCGTTGGTTCGTCGTGCAATGCCTAACCTAATTGCTTATGATATCTGCGGTGTCCAGCCAATGACTGGTCCTACCGGCTTGATCTTCGCGATGCGTTCTAAGTACAGCAACAGCTCGAACAGTGGTGTTGAGAACTTCTACAACGAAGTTAACACATCATTCTCGACAGCTGTTTCCGGTGCTAACACCCTGGGTCAAAAGCAAGTTGGTGGCTTTCCAGGTAACACCACTACTGGTACAGCTAACTTGGCTGAAACTGGTATCTACAACTTTGGTTCTGGTATGTCGACAGCTACTGCTGAAAGCAATAATTCATTTGCAGAAATGGCATTCTCAATCGAGAAAGTTACTGTTACTGCTAAGTCGCGTGCTCTGAAAGCTGAGTACTCGATGGAACTTGCACAAGACTTGAAAGCAATTCATGGTCTTGACGCTGAAACAGAACTGTCAAACATCCTATCGGCTGAGATCCTTGCTGAGATCAATCGTGAAGTTGTTCGTACAATCAACGTTACAGCTACACGTGGTGCTTCTGAGAACACAACTACAGCTGGTCGTTTTGACTTAGATACTGACTCAAACGGCCGTTGGTCTGTTGAGAAGTTCAAGGGTCTGATGTTCCAAGTTGAGCGTGAAGCTAATCAAATTGCCAAGGCTACTCGTCGCGGTAAAGGTAACATGATCATCTGTTCTTCTGACGTTGCTTCGGCACTCCAGATGGCTGGTGTTCTTGATTACGCTCCTGCTCTGAACAGCAACAACTTAAATGTTGACGATACTGGCAATACTTTTGCTGGTGTTCTAAACGGTCGTATGCGTGTTTACGTTGATCCATATGCAACTGGTAACTATATGGTTGTTGGTTATAAGGGTGCTTCTGCATTCGACGCTGGTCTCTTCTACTGCCCATACGTTCCGCTACAAATGGTTCGTGCAGTTGATCCAGACACCTTCCAACCAAAGATTGGCTTTAAGACACGTTACGGCATGGTTGCAAACCCATATGCTGAAGGTGCTACAGTCGGTCTAGGTGCTCTAACTAAGGATAGCAACGTGTACTATCGTCGTATCCTAGTTGACAACCTGATGTAATTTGAATATAAAAATTACAATATAACACAGCTGCAATTTTGAGAGGACCTTCGGGTCCTCTCTTTTTGTTTGCATAAATAGTAAAAAGGAGATACTATGAGTGCCTTAACAAACACACCAACAAACAGAAACGCGCTTTCACCAATTAATTTTAGGATGGTGCTTCAGAAAGCACCTGGTGTAACTTTCTT